TCTCCTTTCAAATACCGCTGCAACCGCTCAATCCGCGAACGGTGGTAAGCGCACATCGCGTCCGCGTATTCCGCAGCGGACTCTGCGGCCAGCAACTGCCGGCGGGCCTCGTCCAGCTCACGCGCTGCCAGAACCTCGGGCGACGCGGGGCGGAACAGGCCCGCGAGGAATTCGCGGGCGGCGCTCATTCTGCGAGCTCCTCAAAACGGGTCACGCGGAACGTGCCAAACGGGCCGCGCTTCTCAGGACGAAAATCCCCGATGCCAATGCTCAGGCCGGCCTGCTCCAGCAGCATCTGCGCGTCGCTGACTTTCATCAACGTGTCGTCCACACCGATGCTGAACTGCAGGCCCCAGCAGTCAAAGCGCGGGCGGTGGCGCATGACGCGGCCTTTGGTGGCGGGGATCGTCACCGGGCGCGAGTCCACCTCGAAATCCTTGGCAGGGCCTGCGCCGTTCATCACCGTGATGGTGGGCTCAAAGATGCGGATTGCGCTGGGCACAATGAACCGCATGCTTTTGCGCGAACCGGGCATCTTGTAGCTCGCGCCGGCCGCGCCGATAGCGTTGGGAATGGCGAACGCCGAGATGTAGAACGTGCCGTCAGGATGCCGGTAGGCAACCTTCTCGGCCTGTTCGCGGGGCGTGCCCCTGTCCTGCACGATGCCGCGCGCCTTGCTGCTGCTGGCCGTCTCCGCGTCCTCCGCAAAACGGTGCATGAGAAGCGGTTGAATGCCGCGAATTTCGATGTCGATCAGTTTCATCACTGTACTCCATTGGTTGAAAAACACTCAAATTCGGGCAGAAATTGCCCTGCCTTGCCGCGCCAAGCCTTGCCCTGCCGAGCCTTGCCCTGCCAAGCCATGTACCTTGCCTTGCCGTGCCTTGCCACGCCACGCCGGGCCTTGCCAAGCCGCGTACCTTGCCTCGCCGTGCCTGGCTGCGCCATGCCTGGCCACGCCACGCCGTGCCATGTACCTCGCCCTGCCATGCCGTGCGTTGCCGAGCCGTGCCATGCCCTGCCTCGCCTGGCCGTGCCGTGCCCTGCCTCGCCGTGCCGTGTATTACGTATTACTGCCGGTTCTCCAGTTGCCGGCGCTCGTATTCCTGCACGTCCACCAGCCGATACCTGATGCGCGGCCGCTCGCCGTCACCGAGGCGCAGGTAAGCCGGCCCGCTGTTATTGGCCCGCCACTGACTGAGCGTGTGCAGGCTCAGGCCCCAGCGGATGCCCAATTGGGCGGGGGTGATCAGGTGCTGATCGGGGGGTTGGCTGGCGGCACTCACAACGCACCCCCTTCCGCCTCGGGCGCGGGCGCCTGCTCAGCGCGGATCTCCTCTGCACGGCGCTGCACTGCGGCCACCACGCGGTCGCGGTCGGGGCCTTTCGGCACCTGGCGCATCTGCGGGCGCAGCAGTTCCAGAAACTCCAGCGTGGCGGCGCCGTCAATGTCGCGCACCAGAGCTTCCACGTCCACTGCCGGCGGCGGCGGCGGGGCCACCTCTTCGACAGCGCCCATGTCGCGGGCTGGGCGCGGGGCCATGTCCTCGGCCTCCTCTGGCGTGTAGGTGCCGATGGCCACGCCGGGGTAGATGGTGCGGATGCCTTCGCTGATGCACCGCGCCCGCAGCATCTGCCGGGGGTAGGACTTCCACGTCGGGTTGCGCGTCAGGCCGGCGCTGACGGCCATGTCCGTCGTCCACTCAATGCGGACACTGCCGCCCTGCGGGTGGGTGAACGTGCCGACGACCTTGCGGTCGGTGTACTCGCCCCACTCCACTTTGCCGCCGGCCTGCTGGAAACGGGCCAGCATGGCGTCGGCGCGCAGCGTTGGGCGGCCATTGATAACGTGGTAATCGCGGGCGGCAATCGCGGGGTGCATGCCTTCCGCCTGCGCCACCAGCATGAGGGCCATCGCTTGGTCGGGCGTCTTGACGCCGAACAGGCCGGATTTGGCGACCGCGAGCGCCATGCGCTCGATCTGGTCTACGGGGACAAGTGCTGTCATGGTTGTTCTCCGGGGCGGCGTACCGCCCCTGTGGTTTAGTCGCTCAGGCCCGCGGCTTCACCTGCCGGCAGTTCCTGCTCCTGGATGCCCGCGGTTTCCACCGCCACGCCCGAGGCCATCAGCGAGATGATGTCGTCCTGATCGGCGGGCGTCACGTTGAACGTGGGCGTGACATGGCGCAGCGCATCGGCCGAGGTGTAGGCCCGCACCAGACGCTCGTTTCCGTCACGATCCGTGACGATGTAGACCTTCATCTTGCGCGTGTAGGGGCGCTTCTGCTTTTCCTGAGTCATTTCCTGCTTTCCGCAAGGCGCCGCAGCGCCTCGACTTGTGCGCCGACCTCGGCAAGGAACTCCGTGACCTGGCGCTCGAGGTCGGCAACATACGCCGGGTCACGGTTGATGCGCTGGACGTGCAGTTGCAGCGGCTCAGGCATGCGGGGATCGAAGCTCACGAAATCGCACCACTGCCGGCCGGTAATCCACATCTGACCCTGCACCTGCGGCACGTGCTCTGCCGGCATGCCGTTGAGCAGCGTGTCGATGTGGACGGCGCTGTTGAACGGGCACTTGATCTCGATCAGCCCGTCCCAGTCCACCAGGCCGTCCGGGCTGCAGCCTGCGTACAGGGTGTCGTGGGCGACGAAGCCCGTCTCCTCCACCGCCACGCCCGTGCGCCGCTCGTATGCGGCCCGGGCAGCGGCTTCCTGCTCCGTGCCCCAGCGCATGGCGGCGTTCTCGTATGCCGGCACCGGCTGGCCGGTGAGGCGCTCGACCACCAGTTCCGTCAGGTAACGCTGGCGGTCGGCGGCGGGTGCGCCGTTCTTGAGGCGGGCCATGACGTCCTTGAACCTGCTGGCGGTGGCCTTGCCGCAGCGGGCGGCGTACCAGTCGTCGGAACGTTGGTCTGCGGTTTCGAGGATCACGATGCTTCCTCCTTGATTGGCACAATGACACTCTCAATGCCGCTGTGGATGCGCAGCCTAGAGGCGGCGGCGAAGGCGCGGGCGCGAAGAATGCCGATGTCGTAAGCGTCGGCAGTGGGCGACATGTCTTGCGCCTGCTGCAGCACCTCCAGCACGAATGCGACGTCGGCAGCGGTCAGGGTGCTGATTGCGGTGGTCTTCATGTCAGAACTCCCCCGCATTCCGCGATTCCCACGAATCCGCCTCGGCCCGGATCATGTCCTCGGCCAGTTCCGCGATGCGGGCCTGCTTCGCCTTGACGAACCGCTCGCGCAGCTCATGCCGCGCCCGCAGGCACTGCTCGCTGGTGCCGGCAAGCACGACGGCGAACAGGGTCACGGTGTTGACGCGGGTCATGTCCTCGCCGCAGTGATCCACGTTTGCGGCCAGGCTCTCACCGGGCCAGCCCTCGCAGTCGGCCAACCACAGAGCCCAATCGTCCACGCAGGCCAGCAGGTGATCGCGGGCGTCCGCGAGCCACGGGTTGTCGCCGTCGAAGCCGGCGGGGTACGATGGCCAGGTGGCGGTGTCGCCGGGGCCGGGGATGTTGCTGATGTTCACTGTCGCTCCTGTTATCTGCGGGATGCGCCGCAACGCAAGGGCATCATAGCCGAGCATCGGGGAACGTCAAGCAGCATCGTATACCCGTGCGGATTAGTCGGGATATGGACGCGTCGGGCGGTGCGGGCCTATGATCGCGGCCCATGAACCTAACCCCACGCCAGCAGGAGGCATACGATGCCGTCTGCGCCCACAAGCCAGCCGCCTTGGCAACGATTCGTAGCATCATGCGATGCAAGCCAGCCACGGCGCAGCAGCACTTGTGGGCGCTCAAAAATCACGGGCTCATCCAGGCCGTGGGCTTGGGGCGGCACGCTCGCTGGGTGCCGGTGCAGCGCCCTTCGGCGCCCGTTATGCGGGCGATTGAGCAGTGCCCGTCAGTGTGGGAATATGCAGTGAGGTTACAGCATGGACGTTGAATGGAACCCCGGCCCGCCGCCCGCAGTTGGGTGGTATCGCGCCAGCGTGGCCCGCACGGGTCGGTTTCACCGCTGGTGGGACGGCTCAAAGTGGTCTCTCGTCGCGACCCCGTGGTTTTCCGCCGAGGAAGCTGCCGAGATGGCTGCGATGGCGGCGCCTGCCGATGTGCAGCGCAGGATTTGGTGGGCTTGGCCGGAAGCCAAGAGGGGGGCGAAGAAATGACCTCAGACTGGGAAGTCGCCCCCGCGGGCACGCTCGCCCTGCTGGACAAGTGCCGGCACGTCAGCCTGACGGACGACGAAATCGGGCGCCTATGGTTCAAGGCCGCGCTGCCTGGCGTGACGGAAACGCAGGCGCGGTTTCTGATCCGTGCTGCGGAGGCGAAGCTGCGTACGAAGATGGTTCCGTGGAGGCCAGTCGAATGATTCTCAGCGACGAAAAACTGGCGGTTCTGGCTTTCGTGCAGGCGCATCAGCCGGTGCTGCGTGAGCAAGTGGCGGCGCACCTGGGCTGCAAGCAGGACACTGCGGCGCAGCATCTGAGAAAGCTGCGCGTGCAGGGCAGGCTGCAGAAACGCCGCATCAATGAGCACACTTGGGTGTGGGTGATTGCCGGTGCTCCGCCGCCGCCGAAGTTGGCCATCAGGCCGTTGGTGCAGCACAAGCTGAAGGCGCATGAGCAAGCGGCGTCGGTGTGGGCGTATGCGGCGCGGTGCGCGCAGGAGGCGAAGCGATGAGAGGCCGCCGCACGCTGCGCGAGATCATGCTCGCCAATCAGAAATCCGAGGCGCTGTACGCAGCCCTGTCGGGAAAGCCGGTGCGGCAGATCGACATCCCGCCAGAGCCGAAAAAACGCGCCGCAGCGAAACCTAGCACGGAGCCGAGCGAGGCCGACATCCTGCGGGCGATCATGCAGTTGTTGAAGCGGCACCCTCGCGTGGCGCAGTGCTGGCGACAGAACAGCGGCACCTTCGCGGAGCGCAACAGGGACGGCTCGACGCGGTACATCCGCGCCAACACCGCGCGCGGCATGTCGGACATCATGGGCGTCCTGAAAGACGGCCGCACGCTGGCCATAGAGGTCAAGTCGCGCACTGGGCGCATGCGGCCTGGACAGGAGGAATTCCTGCAGACGATCCGGCAGGCCGGCGGCGTAGCGGGCGTATGCCGCAGTGTGGACGATGCCGTCAGGCTGTTGGGGGATGCATGAGAGTACTTGTAGCCTGCGAATACAGCGGCACCGTGCGCGATGCTTTCCGCGCACGCGGGCACGATGCGATGTCGTGTGATTTGCTGCCGACAGATGCGCCGGGGCCGCATTATCAAGGCGACGTGTGCGATGTGCTGGACGACGGCTGGGATCTGATGATCGCGCACCCGCCCCGCACGTACCTGAGTGTCAGTGGCATGCACTGGACGCGGCGCGGGTTGCGCGATGAGCAACTGACCCACAACGCGTTGATGTTTGTTCACATATTGATGGACGCGCCAATCCCGCGCATTGCCATCGAGAACCCGGTGAGCATGATCAGCACATGGATTAAAAAGCCTGAGCAGATCATCCAGCCGTGGATGTTCGGGCACGATGCGTCGAAGAAAACCTGCCTGTGGTTGCAGAATTTGCCGCCATTGCGGCCGACGCAGATCGTAGAACCGCGCATCGTCAACGGACGGAAGCGCTGGGGCAACCAGACCGACAGCGGACAGAACCGCCTCGGCCCGAGCCCGGATCGCTGGAAGATCCGCAGCACAACATACGCCGGCATAGCCGCAGCGATGGCTGATCAGTGGGGGACAGCATGACAACGAAACTCGACTTCTCAGCCCTCGCACAGCGCCTGCTTATCAGCGCGGAAACCCTCGTCCCGCAGTGGCTCGCAGGCGGGCGCAGGCGGGGCCATGAGTGGGTGTGCGGTGATCTAGCAGGCGGCGAGGGCGACTCATGCGGCGTAAACCTACTGTCGGGCCGGTGGGCCGACTTCGCCACCAGCGAACGCGGCGGGGATCTCATCAGCCTGTACGCTGCCATCCACGAGATCACCATGGGCGAGGCGTACCGCGAACTCAGCGACGACGCGCCCGCCAGCAGCGTGCCTGCCAAGCCGCGCCCAGCGAAACCGCAGCGGCAGGTCATCGTGCCGGTGCCCAGCGAGGCGGCGGACTGCGACTGCATTCACCCGATCCACGGCGCGCCGTCAGCGCGCTGGACGTACTTCAACGGCGACGGCGACGTGCTCGGGTACGTCGCCAGATACGACCCGCCCGACAGCCGCAAGCAGATCGTGCCCTGGACTTTCGCGCACGACGGCTGGGGCATGGGCCAGTGGCCGGTCCCGCGCCCGCTTTACAGGCTGCAGGAACTGGAGGCCCGCCCCGACGATCCGGTGCTGGTGGTCGAGGGCGAGAAAGCCGCAGACGCGGCGGCAGCATTGGCGGGCTCGCCTTACGTCGCCGTGACCTGGCCCGGTGGCGCGCAGGCTCTCAGCAGAGCGAACTGGCAGACCCTCCGGGGCCGGAAAATCCTCCTGTGGCCTGACGCTGACACTGCCGGCATCGAGGCTATGCAGCGCTTGGCGGCCATCCTGCAGCCGCTGGCGGCAGAGGTCAAAATCATCGACCCCACAGGCCAGCCTGACGGCTGGGACTGCGCCGATAGCGGGTGGGCGCGGTGGTCCGACGCGCGGGCCTGGATCGCTCAGAGAGTGTCGCTATGGCTGCAGGCGCCAGCGCCTGAGCCGACCCCCGCAGCGAAGCCCGAGGCGCAGCCGGCAGCGGACCCGACGCCGCCAGATAGCGACGAGATCGGCACGCTGGAGCCGCCCGATTGGTACAAGCGGTTTGCGTTTCTGCTCAGTAGCGCGGATTTCTTCGACCTGCACCGCAGAAAACTGGTGGAGCGCAAGTCATTCGACGCGGCATTCCGGCACCACAAAATGCACAGTATCCACGCTGGCGCAAACGGACTGCATGCCCGCGTGACGGCCAGCACCAGCTACGACGAGAACCGGATTGCGATGGGCGCGCGCACGCTGGCCGGCATGATCTACGCGCCCGGGAACGGGCTTTTCGTGGGCTACGACGGAGAGCAATTCGGAAACACTTGGCGCGACGGCAGGCCGCAGGGCGTGCCCGGCGACGTAGGCCCGTGGTTGGGGCACGTAGAGCGCATGATACCGGACGCAGAGGAGCGCCGACACTGCCTGGACTGGATGGCGTTCAAAGTCCAGCATCCCGGCGTGAAAATCAATCACGGCATCCTGCACGGAGGCCGGCAGGGTAGCGGCAAGGATACTCTTTGGATGCCATTCCTGCACGCAATCGGCGGGCCGACAGGCCAGAATGTGAAAACCGTCACGACCGAGGAAATACAGTCAGCATTCAATTATTACGTTCTCAGCGAAGTCCTCGTCCTAAACGAACTGCGCGAGCCGCAATTGCAGGACAGGCGGGCGCTGGAAAACAAACTGAAGCCCTTGCTGGCCGCGCCGCCGGAGACCTTCAGCGTCAACGAGAAAGGCCGCCACCCCTACCCGGCAGTCAACAGACTGTCGGTGCTGGGTTTCAGCAACGAGCGAGTATCCCTGTCGTTATCGGCAGATGACCGCAGATGGATGGTGTTGTGGTCAGAAGCCGGCATATTGTCGCAGCAGGAGGCTCGCGCCCTCTGGCAGTGGTATCAGGGCGGCGGACTAGATCATGTTGCGCACTGGTTACGCGCAAGGGACGTATCGAATTTCTCGCCGGGGGATCGGCCGCCAGTGACGGACGCCAAAACCGTG